TAATGGGGCGGTTACAATTAATAATGCTACGTTAGGAAGTGCGGTTACAGTGCCTGCATCTTCTGGTGCAAGTGTAGTTCATTTAAATACAACTATTATTTCATCTGCTGTCGCTGATGTTCAGTTTAATAACACTTTGATTACCACAACGTATGATTATTATGTAGTAGTTATGCAAGGATTAAGTTCTTCTGCTGATAATTTTGATTTGTATGCTCTTTTATCAAACGACAATGGTTCAAGTGCAGTTTCTTTAAGTTCAAGCTCTAATTATCATAGATTAAATGGTACTGCTGAAGGTTGGACATCAGATTCAAATCATTTAATTTTTGAAGATGGAGAAGGGGATCTTACAGGCGGATCAGGTGGAGGTTTTTGTGTTTTTGAATTACTAATTTCGCCTCAAGTGGTGGGAGTGGACGCTTCTACAAAAAGTTGGGGGGTAGTACAAAATCAAAATGGTGACTTTTATGGATACAACACCACAGGAATAGTATCGACCAGTTCTAGTTCTGCTAGGATTAACCATCTAAAATTTGATGAGAGTAATGGCAGTAACCTAGATGCTGGTAAATTTTCTTTGTACGCATATAAATTGTAGGAGATAAGATGACACAAATAATGGTAAACGGAGAAGTAGTCACCTTATCCGATGAAGAAGAAAAGAAACGCCTAGAGCGAATTAAAAAGACAAAAGAAGAACGTGCGAAAATTAGATATTCTAAAGATAGAAGGTATAACTATCCTTCAATCCCAGATCAACTCGATATTATCTACCACCAAGGCATAGACGCTTGGAAGGCAGAGATTAAAGCAGTCAAAGACAAGTATCCAAAGCCATGACTTTAGAAGAATGCGATAGAGAAATACAAATAACACAGAAACAAGTCACAGACTTGTCTGTGAAACTACAACAGTTAGTTGGGTACAAGCAGGCATTGATGGATATGTCTGATAAAAAGGGAGGTTCTTCAGAAGATGGGGAGAGGGTATTAAAAGCAATGGGTGGCAACCCAAAATGAAACTGGCTTATAGATACCTATCTCAAAAAAATAACACTGCTGTCTCTCTTTATATTTTTGGGTTGGGAGATTAACAGTGCAGTCACACTTCTAAAGTCAGATGACTTGAAGTGTATGGCTTTAAACATTTATCATGAGGCTAGGAATGAGAGCACTGCTGGGAAAGTTGCAGTTGCACAAGTTGTTCTCAACAGAGTTAAATCCTCTCGATTCCCTTCCAACGTTTGCTCTGTCATCTATCAAGGGAAGCACAAGGGAGGACATCCTGATTTACATAGGTGTCAGTTTAGTTGGTATTGCGATGGTAGGGGTGACAGCCCTCGTGATTTACTTGCTTACAATAATGCTAACGAGATAGCTCAGTGGATTTTGATAGCAGGAAAATGGATACCAGATATAACAGATGGTGCTCTATACTATCATGCAGATTATGTGAGTCCCAAATGGAGTAATTACAAAAAGAAAACAGCAAAAATAGATACACACGTTTTTTACCAATAACAAGTTACAGAGATTATGGATCATCACTTTCCTTCTCACACACCAACACAACCACAAAGTATTATGGAAGTAGAATCTTTACTAATGTTGGTTGAGAGAATAGGCTTGCCAGCAGTTATTATTGGGATTATGTGTTGGTATATATTTAAAACTCAGCAAAGCCATAAAGAAGAAATAATTCGATGGGAAGAAAAAGATACTAGGGGGGACGAGAGGCTCATTGATGTAATCAAAGAGCAGAATAAACAAAACAGCATTACTTCGGATGCAGTCAACGGATTGAGTATAGCATTCAAAGATGTTGCTAAAACCAACGAACGTCTCTCTATGGAGATTAAAGGGATGGCAGAAGCGTTGATATCCTCTAAACGATAATGGCTAAAGAAACAACTACCACAGTTAAAGAAACTCCAGATCCACCAAAACCGTCAAAACCAGCTATGACGGTTAATGAAAGGATACAAGTGAGCAGGTTCATAGCTAGATTTTTCATCGCTATGAGTGCTCTAGCGATATTCGCATACATCGTACATGTGATGCTTGGTAGTGCTACTGAGCTTCCTGTATCGAGCAAAGATCTCCTGAACATTTTGATAGGGGCTTTCATCCCGATCATTGCTGGGATAGCAAAATTTTATTTTGAAAGTGGGGGCGATTTACATCAGGAGGAGGAGAAGAATCCAATCCCACCACCTAAGAAGGCAGACGAAGATGCTTAATTGGTTGAAACAATTGTTTAGTAAACCCTTAGATAAGGTCGATGATATGATACCACCTGTACTTATGACAATGGCTGCGAACTTTGTGATGGATTTAGTCAAAGACAAAGCTCAGTCACTAGCTTCGGAGCATATTGAGAAAGCTCTTGATAATGCACCAAAAGAGCTCAAGGAAGCCCTGGATAAAGCAGTCAATGATGACGATGCACACGAACACAAATCATTAATGGATTTGATTAAGTGAAGCTTACCAGGAACTTTTCACTAAAAGAACTCACTGCCTCTTCCTCAGCGAAGAGGCTTGGGATCAAGAACGAACCTAGTCATGAGCACATCGCTGCTTTGACTGCGTTATGTGTTTGTATTCTCCAGCCTGTGAGGGAGGCACATGGTATCGTAACCATCAATTCTGGGCTCAGAGTCCCTGAACTGAACGCTGTCATAACGGGCAACCCAAAGTCTCGTAGCCAACACCAATATGGCGAAGCTGCGGATTTTGAGTGTATTGGGGGAATCAGCAACTATGATCTAGCAGTCTGGATTAGAGACAATCTGGAGTTCGATCAACTGATATTAGAATACTTCAACCCAAAAGAGGGGCCGAACTCTGGTTGGGTCCACTGTTCTTACAGACGTTTGGGTGAAAATAGAAAAGATGTTAAAACAGCACTGGAGGGGCCTGGGGGTAAAGTGAAGTACGAAGCAGGTCTACCAGATGGCTAAGTTTAGCATAACAAGTTTTTTAAAAGGAATTAACACTAGGGTCAACAAGTTTAGAATACAGTCTGATGAGTCTGTTAATTCTGAAGATGTTGACCTTTCTAACCTAGAGATCAAACCACAAAAAGGTTTGGATTCTAGCGATAGCACCTTTGATGCAATCGACTATAAGTTCAAGGGCTATAACGTAACTGATGCAACAGCCGAAAAGTTTACAGAGGCTGGTGATTATCTTATAAAATCATACTCCAATGCTGATGCAGAATTTGATCGCATTTGGTATGACTCTTCTGGTAATTCTCAGGGACTTGTTGGGAGCTTAGATCTTGGAGTCCCTGCACAGCCATCCACTCCTTCTTCCTCCATTGTTTCTTCTGGTTCTGCTGGGGGTACAGCAGAAGCTTATAGCGTAGTCAAAACATCTTCATACAGCAGCGCAACAGTTAACTCAAATGCTGTTAACTCTAACTATGATTTCTTGCCATCAGGTAATGTAACAAACCATTCAAGTAGCAGACAGTTTACTGTATTCCAAAGATACGGGAATACGGTCTGCATGTTTGATGCTGTAAACAAAAAGCTACGAAGAGTAGATGTCACGACAGGTAATGCACCATCGAATGTAAATTCAGAAATTACAGTAACCTATGCAGATGAATACTTTTTTGTAGGAAGCTATTTCGTAGGTTTGGATTCTAATTATAATAATGTAAGTGTTGTAGTGGCAGCTACAGGTAATACATCAAATGATTATGCAATCAATGATAGTATTACTGGGTATCAAGCATATAATAGTTCTAATTATACCCCTGGGATAGCAAGCTTGACTCGTATAGATAAAGATTTTCATGTAAATGATCAGTATTTATTTATAACAAAAAACTATAAACCAAGTCGCATAAACTACACTGCCAGGGAAAGCACAAATAGTAACACAGGAAGCTCTTATTATATCCCAATGAGCTATCCAAGGTTAGACCGTCCTGTAATGTACATTTATTCTAGTTGGGATACTCCTGCATTTTCTAATACTACAAGAGATGTCAACCTTTCATCCTCAATTACAGAGAGTGTTGCACCTGGATGGATGTATTTTAATGGGCGTTACAATGGGCAATATTATGGTGGTGGCAGATATACTTATTTTAATGGGATAAATGGGGATGTGAATGGGGGAAGTTACCTGTTATTTGATATTGGAGGAGTGCAATACACCTGTTACATAGTGAGCGAGCTAGAGGCTTATAGTTATTATTATGGAACTCAAAATATTATAGACGTTGTACAAAACCCAAATACATCGACAAACAATGTTGCTTATTTGTGGAGACTTCAAAAAATGCACGCTTGTTGGATATCCCCAATACATCAGGGATCTACAACATCTGCTGCAAGTTTTAGAGGGTCTACAGAAATTTATGCTAGAGCGATTACTGGGGTGAGTGGGACTTTTACGGATCAAGGGGATCATACTCCTGGTACATACACCAACGTCCCCATATTTGATGCTTCAGGGAATACGACACATACTGGAGGATCGATTAATAATACATACCCTCAGTCCCCAGGAACAAATACACCTACCATTACGAACACGATGCCAGGCAGCAGTAGTAGTGCTCAGTATGGATTTGGAGCATTAGCAACTGTTGTTGTCAATTCAAGC